CATCACTTAAATCAAATGCTGGAGTTGCATCTGAACCACCTAAAGACAGTTGTATGCCACCATAGGATACTGTAGAGTTAGATAGTTTGGAGTTTTCAATAGAACCTGCTAACTGTGCGTTAGTAATGGTTCCTGTGAGATCAGTGGTTGCTAAACTACCATCAAATGTTGTCGCAGTAATAATACCAGTCAGATTTACATTACCTGTTCCAGTAATATCATTATTATTAACATCTAAATTACCACCTAGTTGTGGACTATTATCGCCTACAATATTTGTTGAAATACCTGTGAGACTATTGTAGGGATAATTTATTGCATCGGAAAGATCAAATGCAGGAGTGTCATCACTACCACCTAAAGACAATTCAACTCCACCATAGGATACTGTAGAGTTCGATAGTTTGGAGTTTTCAATAGAACCTGCTAACTGAGCATTAGTAATGGTTCCACTCAAAGATGATGTTGGGTAATTGGTAGCATCACTTAGGTCAAATGCTGGAGTTGCATCTGAACCACCAAGACTTAGTTGTATGCCACCATAGGATACTGTAGAGTTCGATAGTTTGGAGTTTTCAATAGAACCTGCTAACTGAGCATTAGTAATGGTTCCTGTGAGATCAGTTGTTGGAAGATTGCCACTAAAAGTTGTAGCAGTAATAATACCAGTCAGATTTACATTTCCAGTTCCAGTAATATCATTACTATTTACATCTAAATTGCCACCCAGTTGAGGTGTAGTGTCACCTACAATATTAGTGCTGATACCAGTAAGGGAACTATATGGATAATTGGTTGCATCACTTAAATCAAATGCTGGAGTTGCATCTGAACCACCTAAAGACAGTTGTATACCGCCATAAGATACAGTTGAGTTAGACAACTTACTGTTTTCAATAGAACCTGCTAATTGAGCATTAGTAATGGTTCCTGTGAGATCAGTGGTTGCTAAACTTCCGTCAAATGATGCGGCTGTCACCACTCCAACAGCATTAATGCCACCTGCTAAAACTCTAATACCAGTTCTTGCAGTAATGAGACCAACAGAGTCAATATTAGTAACATCTTCATAAGTTAATGTTCCGCCAATACTTACATTACCTGAAAAGTTTGCAGATGATGCGGTAATAATACCAGAAAGATTTACATTACCCGTTCCAGTAATATCGTTACCATTGACATCTAAATTACCACCCAATTGTGGTGTTGCGTCACCCACAATATCTGTAGTGATTCCAGTAAGAGAACTATATGGATAATTTGTAGCATCACTTAGGTCAAATGCTGGAGTTGCATCTGAACCACCAAGACTTAGTTGAACTCCGCCATAAGAAACTGTAGAGTTCGATAATTTAGAATTTTCAATAGAACCCGATAACTGATCATTAGTAAGACTTCCTACGAGATTAGATGTTGCCAGACTACCATCAAATGTTGTGGCAGTAACAACACCTGATGAGTTGATATTGAGTGCTTCAAATCCATCAACATGTATGCTTTGAGTATGAAATTGTAAACCTATACTATGTCCTAAAGTCAGGGCAGATCCAACCTGTACAGTCTCGCTAACACCATCAAGAGTTACCGAAGCAGTTCCAATAGTTAAGATACCTGTAATTCTTGTATCGCCATTGACAACTAAATCCTCAGTAAAGAATCCAGTATCAACTCCAACATGAAGTTCAGTGGTAGTTACTACACCAACACTCATTCCAATACCGGAAATATTTCCCAAAGCTAAAGTATGATCTAAGTCTTGAGAACCTCCACCACCACCATGAGAATTGATGGTTACTCTGCCACTGCTTCCGGAAATTGTTATATTATTTCCAGCAACAATAGAAGTTACAATGCCCGTCAAATCAGCACCATCACCACTAAAAGATGTTGCGGTTACAATGCCAACACTCATTCCAATATCGGAAGTGTTTCCTAATCCTAAAGTGTCATCTAATGTTTGAGAACCTCCGCCTCCACTTCCACCGATACCGCCAGTCCAGATACCAGCAGATGCATCATACTGAAGAACTCTACCATCAATCAGAGCAGTGGACCTATCAATATCATCCAAGAACTCAAGTCGGGTTTCGCCACCGCCACCAATAGATGACAGTTGATGCTGAACTCTCTGTACAAATGTCTTGTAGTGTTTCTGAAGTTGATCAAGAGTTACAAAGTTTTGATCAATGGGTGTAAGGGGATCTGAGTTATTTGTTTCTGGAGGATCATCCGTCAATGGAACATTAGTTTCTGCTAATAACTTCTGTTCTTCTTGTAATTTTTTCTGAGAAGATTTTATATCTTCAACAATTTTATGAAGACCTTTAATATTAGATTTTACATAATCAATATCTTTATCATAATACTTTATCTCGGGAAGTTTAGTAAATTCTTCTCTCAACTCAATAAAATACTTAAGAAGAAGTTCATCAGTCTTAATACTTTCTTGACTTACTTCTTCAAGTCTTTCTTCAATATTTTTCCTTAATTTANTATATTCTCCAAGAATTTGTTTTTTTAACTTACGGTCATCATCTTTAAATTCTTTATGATACTCCCATATTTTAGNAGAAGAGTCTTGNAGTTCTTTCCANATTTTATCCTTTTCTTCTTTTACAAGAATATTTAATTTATCATCAAGTTCTTTGATATNTGAACCAATCTTGACACTATTATTAAAATACTTTACTTCAATATCTTCTGAAAGTCTTTCAAGATCAAACTCAATCTTGCCTCTGAGACCATCAATGGCATCATTGACTTTTACAAAATCTTCTTCAATAGAACTAAAGTTTTCATCTATTAAAGAAGAGTTTGGAATAGTTTCCTTTACTGCATCTATAGATTCGCAGATTGCTACGATCTCAGAATCATAGTGTTTGATTTCTGGAAGATTTTTAATTCTATCTTCAATAGCATCAACTTGTTCATCATAATATTTGACCTCTGGAAGATCTTTGACTTGCTCTCTAACAAGATCAATCTGTTCACATATTGCTTCTATTTCTCTATCATAATACCTAACTTCAGGAAGATTTACAATCTGCTCTGCAAGTTCCTTAAGTTCCTTATCATAATATTTAATTTCTGGGATATTGGGAATCTCTTCTCTTACATCATTGATCATTTTGACCAATTCTGGCCAAGGAGGAACAATGTCTTTTATTTCTGCAAAGGTATTTCCTTCAACATCTTCAATAGTCTGAGTTTCTTCTTCTATCTCTTCGTCTACAATAAAATCTTCTATAGAAGGAAGTTCTTCCACTAAAGAAATTTCTTCTAGTAAAGGGAAGTTTTCTTCTTCCTCAAAATCCTCTATAGAAGGAAGATTATTTACGCTTTCTTCATTAATATAATCATCAATTGAAGGGAGATTATTATCCTCCTCAAAATCGTCAATAGAAGGTAAATCCTTAGACATTTTATTAGTAACCTTAGTACTTCGGGATTTTTCTCCCTTTCACATTATTTAGGTTCTTCCTTTATTCCTTCTTTCAACATTTTTGCAAGTTCTGCTGTAGATCCAACGAACAAAGCATTATTAACGGTTGATGGTCCACGAACTTGTTTTTCTTCTTCCACATCTTTTAGTTTTTTCTGAAGATCCATTAACTTGTCTGTCGCATCAGCAACATTTTTGATCAATTGTCCCGCAACTTCATATGCTCTCGGCATTTCACTTTCTTGTGCTAGTTCAAGAATGCCGTTGATAGCTTCTTGTCCTTTTTCTATTATAGAATATAAATTGCCTCTAGTATAATCGTAATCTTTTCTAATATCATCAACAGATTCTTTTAGTTTTTCAATCTCTTCATTAACAATCACTTCAGGTTTAACAACTTCACCTGAAGTATTGAAAGTATCATTTAGATTATCAAAGTTTTTTGCCATTTTCATTAGAAGGTTAGTCCATTAAATCCAAAATCGTCTCCAGACTCTACAAGTGCATCATCTGCAGCATTGATTTCTTGAATCCCTGCTCCTCCCAGATGAATTGTAGCAGCAGTATTATCCTCTCCACGTCTAACAGTAATCTTATTACCACTGATTGACTTGAGGAACATTTGCTCGCCATCAATATTAATATAAGTCTCTGCCGTTAATGTACTTCCATCAGCAACTTCAAATGTTTTGGCGATTGCAGTAATATCTGCCGTGAGAGTAGTAGCAGGACTTCCTGTATAGTTTTTAGTTGCTCTTGGAGTGACTGAATATGCGACCTCTCTCGTTGTGTTTGAAGTATCCGTGCCAGAAAGATAATTGATAGTTGCTTTTTTAATGACATCCTTGGTCGCAGTTGTCGTTGGACCAAACAGATACGTTTTTGCAGTAAATCTCAAAGTATAAAGAAGAACCCTTCGTGAACTGTAGTCCCCTTCATAATCATCCTGCATTGTGATATTTTCCAATACAACAGGAATATCTCTCTTTTCTTGAATCGACTCAACTAATTCAACTGTTAAATTGTATGCTGGTTGGAAATATGGTAAGATTTGTTCAACAATCTGCAAAGCATCATCATTCAGTTTGGACATAATGGAAAGTTCAAACTGCATATTATATGGAACTGGCATATAAGACTTTTTGGTCACACTACCATCATCAGGATCCTTTACAGTAAAGTTTTGGACTGTAGAAACTTTTCTAGAGGGATCATAAGTCAATCCAATAAACTCAAATGACATTCTTGGCAAAGTAATTGCAAATGGTTTATTGAGATCTGGTGATTGAGTTAATCTTGCTAGAAACTTTTGAGTTGGACCATATGCAAGAGGAACTTTCACAACGCTAACAACGTTATCCGAAGAATCTTGATGTTTAATGGAAATATTGTTAAAAAGTGTACCAAAGGATATAATGGTTCTTCTCAATATTTCGTTGTAAAAATACTCAAACATTTTTAAGTCCTATGTAAAGTTATTTAGGGAATACCAAATGGGTTTCTCTCAGTAAAGTCTAAAATTGCATCTGCTTCTACTTCAATATTATAGTTATCGCTAAATCCATCATTAATTGGATTAGTATCTGCTACACGTAATGCATAAGATGCTCCAGAATCAGAACCAACTATGTTCTCTCCAACAACAAAGTTTCCAGAAATTGTACCAACTTCAAGAACACTTGTCTCAGAATTCCAAACTCTAACTCTTGCAGTAGTTCCACTAGAAGATCCTGTTACAATTTCATTGAACTGGAATGTTCCCGTACCAGAACTCTCTGGATCACCAACAACGATTGTTGGAGCAACTGAATATCCAAGACCAGCATTTGTGAGATAAATTGCTGAAATTGTACCAGCAGAACTGACGATTGGATAACCAATAGCCGATGCTGTTGTCACACCAGTTTCAAATATTTCATTAGTAAAGGTAATAGATGGTGCATTGGTATATCCTCCACCACCTGAGGTAACTGTAATGATACCGACGACACCATCACCAATAGTTGCTGTTGCAGCTGCTCCAGTTCCACTCTGGTTTGATGGAACGCTAAATCTAACTCCNGGAGCGACTGTATATCCTGCACCAGAGTTTGCAATCTTTACACCTTGAACAGATTNTAANTTTNNATTTNNATTNAGNTTGCATACATTGATNCCACTAATCATTGTAGCAATACCNACNCCAGTTGTTCCTCCAGATGGTGCNGAAGTAACTCCAACAGTTGGAGTTACACTGTATCCACCACCTCTGTTTGTTACTGTAAATAGTCGGATACCACCATCAAAAATAGCAGCTGTTGCTGTTGCAGTTACACCAGCACTGACCAAAGTAAGAGTTTGTGTTGGTCCTTGAACAGTGTTTAATCCATCAGTGGTAACTCCATCTGAATCACTTCCAACAAGATTATTGTCAATATCATTAATTCCTGTTGAAATAACCTCATCTTCAATACGAAACAGTTCGCAATAGAGTTCATAAACATAAAGACCTTGAAGTTGATAATATGGTTTTGCTCTTTCAACATCTTTTATTTCATAAATCCTATCATCAAGGGGAAACCAAATCAAATCTCCGCCCTTTGGTCGGGTTGATAGTTTTATATTTGATTGATCTTCAATTAAGGGTGTAATATAATTTTCAAATCTTTCTCTTGATATTGTAAGTCTTATTTCTTCTTTTACTTCGACACCAAATTTTGATAAAAGAGCACCAGCACCCTCATATTCATCATAATTGTTAACATATGCCTCAAGAGGAAGTGCCATGTCAAACTTTGACTGAACAACTTCTCTAATAATTGTATTTTCAGTTAGATATTTTCTTGGTAGATAAAAAATATCTACCCCATACATTCTAAGTTGCTCATTGATTAAATCCTGAACAAGATTTTGTTCGCCCTTTGTCCCTTGAGTAAAAAATGGATTTAACATAAGATCAACCTATCATATCAAATGGAGGAAGTTCATATGTATTTGACATCTGCTCTCTAATTATCTCTAACTCCTTTTCTGCATCATCATACATTTGTCTACCATTAAGTTCCACTCCACCTGGAAGTTTGACTCCCTGGAACTTAATTAAGTTTTGACCCCACTGTCTTTTCATAAGAGCAGTTAGATATTTTTTGAGGAAGGAATCATTCCAAACTCTAGAAAAATCATTTGGATCTATAAGTCTATAACAATCAATAATGATATAATCATCAACAGTAATAGATCCCCAATCAATGTCCAAATATAATCTATCCTGCCTTTTATTAAATCTGATCATCTTTTCAGTATTTAATAAAAAGTCCATATCTTCTAGATATGTTTTTGTCATTGCATAAGTCAAAAGTTCAGTAGATCCCCAGTAATAAATGTCATTTAGGAATAATTGATATTTAACACTGAACATATTATTTGTTACAGTGTTTGATCCATCAAATTTAAATATCTTGTTGATCCCAGTGACTGAGGGTGGAACCTGCAAGTAATTACTATTTTCTTCAAATGAAAAGGTTACAGATGATCCATCAATGGTAGAAGATGCTGTTGTGGTTACAATACCAACTGCTTTACTGTTTCCTCTAGATCTTCCTCTATCAATGTCATCTTGTGTGACCTTGTATTTTAAGAATGTCTGAATAACACCATCGAAATGCCTCTCATGAAAATATTGTAAGGCATCATCAACAAGGTCATCAACTTGCTCATCGGCAACATTAATTTCCAGGACTGGTGCCCCCAGTTGCCTTTTGCAATAGTTTATCAGATCTGTTCTACTTGCTGGTTGTGCCATTTATTCACAAGTTTCCTAACTGTATTTAGGGTGTTGGTGAGACTGGATTATAGACGTAAATATTTCCTTTAACTAAAGAGTAAATTGTTGTAGCAGTTCCCGTTCTCACAAAAGTAACCGCAGTACCGGGAAAAATCTCTAAAGGTGAAGTATTTGCAACTCCGATAGTAACTCCAGTCGCTCCAACAGAAACCACAGGAACGCTGGTGATTGCTGCTCCAACAGACATAGAATCGCCAACCGCAACATTGGTTGTTTTATTTAAAAAGAAAGATGTTGTTCCAATCCCAGCAGTGCTTCCTACAGAAATACTTGTATTTAAAATATTTTCTGATTCAGTATCTCCAGTGAGAAGCACATCGTAATAATATCTTCCTTCAGAAAGAGTTCTGGTTTGTTCTCCTGTTAAAGAAAGTTTTACCTTTCCATCAAAGGCACTAGTAAATCCAACTGTAAAGCTTGTTGTGATACCAAGTGTTGCTCCAACGGCAACACTTTTTGACATTGCAGCAGTTCCACTGTAATCTGTCAGATCAAAATCTGCACTGGAAGTAGTCTTTACATTTAAGTTGGTAACAAAATCTGATCCACCATAGATAGTCAGATTGACTCCATAAGGAACTCCCGAATCTGGATCAAAAGTAACTGTTTTAGATGCCATCTGGAATACCTATTANTTGTATNGTTTCTTGCTGTTTATAATAAAGTTTGCAAAAAGATTTTGCAATATTCTTTAAAGTTTCNCGATCATCACAACTATCTATATCAGATGCAATCTTTTGATATGCAAAACTTTTTGCTAAGTTATTTAACTTAATTGTTTCGTGATCCATTTAATAACTCCTTTAATAAAGATTTGATTTCATCAATGTCACCCTTCATATTAGCAACTTCTTGTTCAATATTCTGTACTTTTTGATTCTTTTCAGTTTTTACCTTACGTCTTGAAAGATATTGTTGATAATCCAATCCATTAACATTGATGACCGCATTTGTCTCAGGATCTCTTGCGAGATCCTTATGACCCTCTAATCCATAAAATTCCATATTATGCTAAAGCAATGACTCTAAGATCCTTAACTCTTGGGACAAAACATTGATTTGTAGAAGTTAAGTTTATTTTTATTCTATAGGTTCTAAATGAAGGTAACTGATCAGCAGTGAACGTATATTCTCTGTAACCTGCATCTCTTCCATCAAAGACATAACTGTTTGACTTAGGAACTAAAGCATCAGATTCACCATTACTATCTTCTGCAGAAATAATTTGACCTCTAGAATTGATATTCTTATATCCAGGGAATGGTGTAAAGATTGGTTCAATACCTGGTTTATTGTTAACACAATAGAATGCTCTAATATCATTCACGTCAGTAAGGTGTCCTGCAAGAATAATTTTGATTGAAGATGCTGGATTTTCTAATATAATTTCTTTAGAAATATATTGACATCCTGTTGGATCCTCTCCAAGAGTATCAACTCTTGGATCTGTTGCATAGTTTTCAATTATGTTATTAACTCTATTAGATGTTAATATCGCACTAACTCTTTGTGTGTCAATAACAGGACTAACTCTAGTATCTGTAGTTGATAAGAATAATCTCATATTCATAGATTTGTTTCCTTCAACATCATTCAGATTAGCATCTTCATTAACTTTGGATGCAATAAGTCTTGGGGAATCAAAATAATTCTTTTGGTTAATAGTAATATCTTCAAATCCCTTGTCGATGAATGGTATTTCATTACCACTAAAACTCTTACTTGTTGTTGTTCTAAGTTCTGCAGTAATAGAAGTGCCGGGGACTGTCAGATTTTGTACGTTGGGTGTAATCAATTCAAAAGGAATATTTTGAGTTGCTTTCACTTCATATCCACCAGCAGGTTTTGTAGCACCCATATACAATTTTGCAAAACTTGTATCAACACTTCTGTTTGGAGTTCTATCGTCTCCAGTTGTAGAAGTCATATCAAGTTTAATTTTATATGAATCAAATGTGAATGGATCAGATTCGGTTACGTCTGCAAGATTATGAGTTTTATTGATTCTTTGAAGACTCACTCCACCAAGTTCATATTTGTATACTGGAGTTCCAACAGGATATGTTTTTGGATTAGTTCCTCTTACAATATCTCCTCCAAGAGTATTTCCAGAAACATTGCTATATTCAATGATTTCTTCTCCGATCTTGACATATCCTACATTAGTTGTTCCAACTCCAACATTTTCAAAGGTTGTAAATGAAGATGCAGAAGAAACAACAATACCGTTAGTAGATTCAGATGGAAGTTCTACAGAGAGTTTTGTTGGTTTAACATTACCCTCTACTCCTGAGATTTTAACTTGATTATCACTAAAATATTGTCCATGATTTTTATGATTTACATTTAAATGCAGTCCATCACTATCAATATTGATAGTAGAAATTTGAACATCTCCTTTACCCCTATCCACATTATAGTTAAGTTCAGTTGTGATTCCGGAACTATTGACATACATTAATGTCTTAGCAGAACCAACAACAAATTCTCCTTGAACATTATTTAATATAAGTTCATTTGTTATTCCGATTCCTGTGATGGTCAATCTTGCATTTCTACCTACGGATGCAATACCAATAGTAGTGATACCAAGAACATCTCCAACTTGATATCCAGATCCTCCACTAACGATCGTCGCGCCACTAGCAACGATAGATCCGTTACTTATACTAATATCTGCAGTGGCACCTCTACCATTTCCAGAAAGAGTTACGAGATTAACTCCACTAAAAGTACGACTNCCATCTGCTGGAGTAAATCCAAGACCTGCATTGGTAATAGAAAGGTCTCCGACTGCTGAACCAGCAGTTCCTACAAGGTCACCAGTAGCATTTGTTGTTTGCTGAGAGAAAGTATTTCCAATCTCATAAGAGTCTGCCACTGTAGTTCCAAGACCAACTCTAATCTGTCTAGAGTTCAAGATAATCGGATCTGGATTCAGGGATGCAATTTGTCTATTTCCTTCAGTAAGTTCAGGACTGTAAAACTCTACAGAACCATTTTCAATAAAATCTGCTCTAAACAGAGTAAACTTGAGATCTTCCCATTGACTGGGTTCCCAAGTTGAAGCATTTTGGGACTTAAACAGTGATCCAAGATATGGTTGGTTTGAAATGAAAGTATCGGTCAGAAGATCTGNCTCTCCAACTCTAGAGATGTAAACTTCATACTTAGTTGAGTTGGANAACAAACATATCGCATACTCAATGTTCCCTTCCAAATATACAGGAGATTTAAATTGAATATTTGTTGCTACAGATCCGTCTCCGGACACTAAAACCTCACTAGGATCTAAAACTACTTCAGAAAAAGGAAGAACCTTTGTAGTGGGAGATCCATTTGACATGGTTCTTAGTTGCACAATAACCGGAATTTCTCCATCATCTTTAGTTCTAAAGAATATATCACAACTTGTTAAAAATATTCCAGTTTCATCTTCAACTAAGAAAGATTGTGCAAGAGGATCTCCATATCGAATAACAGTTTGTGTTCTTCTCGTTTCAGAAATAGTTTCAGTTCTTACAAGCTCTGTTCCAAGGTCTCTATTGATACTTCTACTTTGTAACTCATTTCTTGTCTCAATTCTTGCATTTCTAACCGAAATAATATTTTCTTGAATATTTTCAAGGGTTCCAGATGAAGTAAAGGATTCCTCAGCAAATGTTGTTGAAATATCCTGATTGTTATCAATATCATCTACAAGGGTAAATGTTTTAGTTCCTGTTTCAAATCTTGGATGAGTAACATTATTATTTCCATTTGGAATATAAAAACTTCCAATCAAAGTTGAAGATATGTCTGTAATAAGTCTTACATTAGTTATTGTTGCCAAAGCACCACTTCTTGTACCTCTGAGTACCATACCTGATTTAACATATCCAAAGAAGTCTCCTCTTGCTTCAGTAGAAAGAGATGCTGTATCAACATTCAAAATAGTAGATGTTGATGAATATGCAGATGATAAATCTCTACTTGTATATGGATTTTTTGAATATGTTTTTAATGGAGAATCATATGGTCCTTCTTTATGGTTAGATTGAGCAACTCTAAATCTAATTGAAGGATTTGTTTCGGGACTAATGGGTGATTCGAGACCAGTTGTAATAACTTCACCAGTTACAGTTTCTCCAATTTCGAAAGTTCCAGAAGTCATGGAAATTTCTAAAAGTTTTGGTACACAGAACTTGGAGACATTCACGCCATCAAAAAACGCATAAAGTCTTGTTAGTGGTTTAACTCTCTTAGAAACAAACTCAATATTTCTAGATCTCATAAATGCAATCAGATCTCTACTTACAACTTTATCTCCAATGGAAGTTTGTTCAAACTGTTCGGTGATAAGAGTTCTGGTGCCACTTCTACTTTCTGTTCCAGTTTCTGTTCTAGATACAAATGTTTCTTGAACAACCCTGTCTGTAACAGTTCGTGTAGTTTCTCTCCTACGACGGACGCGAGCAGGATTACCACGTTCCACGACATCTGGACCACCACTGATGAATCTTCTTCTAGTGGACTCTACCTCTTCAATACCAGTCCAGTTAGTTTCCCAAGAATCCCAGATAATAGGACCAAATCCAGTTTGTGGGTCAATTTGTCCATTGTCTGCTAAAAGATTAAATGTTGATGTATAATCACCCTCTTGTTGAATAATCTTTGCTTCAAGTCTTGCTTGATCAACCCAGTTGTCGGATGCTGGTGTTAACTCCAGCGTTCCATTCCAAAAAGTAATCAAAAATGGAGTAACACTTTCAGTTCTTGTTGCAAAACTTTGTTTGAGATATTCAACTTCAGCATAATCTAGGATTATTGCCCCAGATTGTTTTCTAATATTATTGCCTTCAATTGCACCAAAATCAACATCATCATTTGTATTTGCACCTACAACTGGTCCAAGTATCATATCAACCGAAGTTGTATAATGTTTTGGCCTTAGTTCACTAAACTTCCTATCAATAGAGTTATTAATGACTGCATTAGTTTCCTGTGTAGAAAAACCACTAAAGTTGTCTACAAAAAATCCAGACTTGAATCGATTTAAACCATCTGCATCGGGAATAAAGAAGTTTGCAGTTTCTTTTTCAAGTAAAGATAATGCAGTGTAATATTCAAGACTTTTTATTCTGTCTTCAAGTTTTTTGATATCTCTCATTCGATATCTCTTATAATCTAGGAATGAAAGTTGAGCATCCTCTGGATTATAAAGATATGGGGGAAGTGATATTGTGCAAAGTTCTATGGCATCATCAATTGGCTCTGGTCTTTGTGGATCATCTGAAGGAACTCCGTATATAATTTGGAATCTACCATCTTTAGATAAGTATAATCTATCAATCCTTCCTTGATAATACGAATAATCCAGTTTTATTGCTTCGTTCGATGCGAGTAATGTAGAAGTTTGTCCAGTATTGTTAAATGATCTACCTAAAAACTCAAGAGGAGATCTGGACCCAGATTCTACTGTATAACTAGAAACTCTTGGTCTAATATCAATAATATCTGAATTTCTATATACATCTACGCTATTGACTTCTTTCCCATAATCGTAGTTATTATACGAGTTTACAGTAATAACATTTCCAGTATCTGTTGAACTGAAAGTTGAATTTGAGAAATATATTTTTAACTGCTTCTCAGGAGCAGACTTATCCTTCTTTCTTCTAATACGTCCTTGATCATAGAAAGTACTTTCTTGACCTGTACTAAATGTGTAATTCGGAGAAATATTGAAACTTGGAGAATCAATACTAGAAATAACTGCGGTAATATTTGATTCTTGGAATTGAATCGTTTCTCCTTCAATAAACAAAGTTTCAGTTTTACTGATATATGTAATTGAAGAATCGCTAAGTTTTTCTGTTACTATTGCTATTGCACCACTAGTTTGGCCAATTAACTTTTCTCCAATCAATAACTCTGCAGTAGTCGTTGATGAACTATTGATCGACAACAATGACATATTGGGTGCCGATGCATTAGATGTATCAGCAGATTCATAAATTCCATGAATCTCTATAATATCTGGGAAATTTAAAGAAATTACTTCATCTTCAACTCTTGTTCCAAAGGGGAAGTTTCCATATGTAAGTCCATTATTTAAAGTTGTTGTACCAATTCCAGATCCTTCTAGTTTTGATTTATCAACGACAATAGAGTTTACTCTATTTTTAATTTTAACTTTTGCTTTTGGATTAGTTTTATTTAATGTTGCAACTAAAGTTGCACCAGTATTATTCGATCCAAGATTGCGAATTTGTAATGTTTTGCCGTCTTCGCTAATATCAAATTTATCTGCGGTTAAAACTTCAGTAGTTCCATCCGATCTAGTTAATAAATATCTCTCTTCATCAAACTGTAAAAATACTTCATTTTCTCCAGCAGATACAGTCGAAGATAACTCGTTGTCTGCTATATCAACGCTAAAAGTTTTTCTGATTACTAAAGTTGCACCTGAAATGTCAACATTAGAAATATTTGATTTGGCTAATGGAGTGTATAACGCTGCCTCTGAAGTTGATGCAAGTTGAGTTTGAAGAACTTTTAAGTCGGTTACACTTAAAGTTGATGATGGAAGGAATGAACTAGAGACTCCTGCTACATCCGCAACTTGCTCTATGTTTATTGTAGTTGTTCCAACACTAACAACTCTTGCAAAAATAGGATCATTTCTCAAACCTGCAGTTGTATCAGTGTATTCTATCAAATCATTTTCTTTTACAATAGTTCCTGGAAAGTTTGGATTTTTTCCAGTGACTGTGCTTAAACCGCCCGAAAAAGGACTGATTGTAGCAATACCAACAAAAAACTTTGTTGACTGAACAACATCAGCACTAAATGTTGATACACCAACTGTAGAGGGATCTCCATCATATCCCTCCATTCCATAAACAGATTTTACCTCAGAAATATTACGCTCAGTAATTGCTATAGCAATCCTACCATTTTCAATACCATTGAAGATTAGTTTTTCATTTGGAATAAATGTTCCTTCAGTTTCATAAACGGTTGCTGCTGTTCCTGCAGAAACTGCATATCTTAAAAATCCAGTTGCTCCACTATTAGCACCCTTTACCTGAGTAGGAACAGATAATGTTGTGGATTCATTTAAAGTGATATTAACATTTGTTTGAACATCATATAAAGCAAGATCCCACTGATTGATATCGCCATTTGCTGCATCATAAGAACCCGATTCTAATTTAAAATCATATACTCTTGCTAATCCAACTTCATTTCCAGGAGCTGACTCTTGATTAGAACCAACTCTCTGATCTCTAAGACTTACAATATATGTTCCAAAACCAACCGATGGAGATCTATAAACTCTATTAACATTTAATGTTGGTCCTGTATTGTATACTATATTTTGATTTTCAATAGTTTTTGATGTTCTTGGTTTATCTAAATCAAGATATTTTGCATTTATTGTTTCAATTTCAAATCCTTTAACATATGCCTTACCTGGAGAAACTTTACAAAGTGCTAATCCTTCTATAGGTGTAGTTCCACTTGGAGTGAACTGTCCCGCATTAAATATTCCCCCATTACCCAAACCATCATTTAAAGAATTGACAATACTAATGTCAAACGGTTTTACAAAATAGTTTCCAGATTCATCAAAAGTTCTTCTTGCCAAAGTATCCCTAATTTCAAGATAACCTGGACCACCACCAAAATCTCCTTTGAGTGGTGGAGTTGCCTGAAGAACTCCATCAGTTACTGTTGCAAGTAAAACAAAATTGTCGTCATTAAAATCATCAAGAGATTTTTTAAACAAACTAGTACTTATTTTAAGTCTGTCTGCGCCAGGTGCTGCATAATTATTAAATCCTTGAGAATTATCATTAAGAGATTCATCTAAATCAGAATTAATGATTTCTTCATTGACAAAAAGTCCTATTCTATAACTTGGTGCGGTTGAATATTGGTCAAGTAATAATGTTTCTCTATTAACATTTACAAAAGTTCCACGTATAAAATAAATACCTTGCTCAATTTGAAAAACTGACCCAGTAGCAGCTGCAGAATTTGCCAGAGTGGATGCAAATGGAGCTCCAACAGGGATTGTAGTATTTCCTAACAATCCTGAAACTATAACCTCGTTAGTGGTTAAAAGTTCTCCATCAAAAAAAGTTTGAGTTGAGTTATTGGTGGTGCTGGAATTTATATAATTGATATAAAGCGTTAAGTTTCCTCTTTCAGAATTTTCTGGGAGCAAAATACTATCAACAAAAGCACTGACCCCAGAAGTTTGCCCAACAATTGTTGTTCCAACTAACTGATCTACATAAGCAGAAACTGGAACACCTTGAAACGTATTTTCTAACTGAATAGCAAAATAGTTCCTATTATATGAAATATTTCCCGGTATTACTTTAGCACCTTCTTTAAAAAAGTGTTGTCCAAACTTTTCAATTTGGTTTGATAATATTGATTGAAGAGTAGTTAACTCTCTTGCTTGAACAGGATATCCTGGTTTAAAAAGTACCTTATGATAATCGTCAGATGCATCAAAATCATCAAAATATGGTGATACGTTGAGGTTCGTTTGTTGGGGCATAATTCTTTAGAACTGCAAGATAACTTTTATGTCTTCCTTTTGGCTTGACGATCGAGTGATAGAAGGACGATTGTCAACGTAAATGATATTTCCAGAATGTTTCTTAACCTCTGGATTAGATAAACCACTCGTAAAATTCTGACCAAGATAATATGTACGATTATTTATTACCGTAGATATACCTGAAAAATCAGAATCAATTGCTAATGTTTGACCCGATGTTGGAGTAATATTCAGAGAACCCCCACTTCCTGGAGATGAACTGAAATCTACTAAATCAAAAGAATATGTTGGTTGAGTTTGTGCAGTTCCAACAGTGTTAAATCCAGCAACAGCTCTATCTTGCCAATATTTCAAAACACCAGTATTTTGATCATAATTGACTACTCTAGCAACAGCGGTGACTCCAGTTGAAACTGTTTGGGTAAAATATGAATCAGCAGTAAATGTTGCAGTACTATATCCTGTACCTACTAACTTTATAGCACCAAGTGCGCTTACTTTATCTGCAGAGAGTAATGTTGTAGAACTAAACTGCTGTGGATTTTCTACAACTCCGACTCTAGCAATTTGATTTCCTATGATAAAATCGGGATTTTCATTATCATTTTCAATTCTAGAATATAAAAGAACATTGTAAGCACCCAATTCTCTGTAAATATCGGCACCATGACCACCTTGTGGTGAAATAATAACATCAAAAGTTGGTCTAGTAGTTCCTGTTGGGACTCCTCCAGCAATTAAATCAACATTTCCATAAGTATATCCAGAACCTTGATTAGAAACAGTTACGGAACTAACTTTAGAATCAGAATTTATGACTATAGTACACTCTGCACCACTGCCATCTCCTTTGATTGGAACTGAAGTATAAGTAGTATTTGCAGTTCCTAGTCCAACACCAGAGTTAGTTACAGTTACTATTTTGATAGACCCATCAACAGCATTATCTCTAACCGAAGCATTATCTGCCGAAGTACTCCAATCAGCAGGAACCGGCATATAATCTGTTGATTCAAACTTAACAACATCACTTGGAGA